GTTGTGATGTATTCATTGAAGATTTGTCTCGTACAGTTTTGATTGAAGAAATTCCACAGTTCTAATTTTAGTCCCCTAAAAAGGTACTTATATCCTACCGAGAAGAATTACCCCCTAGCCCTCACAGCTAGGGGAGTCTTCTCAAAAACACAGATGATTGGATTAAGTTTTATGCTTAATAGCTAGTTCTTCGATGAACATTCATCTGCTAATAAACCAAATAAATAAACTACATATGGGCAAGATTGGCAAAATTTCAACTATTAAAAAGGATTACAATAATTCTCAGTTACAAACTATGCAAGGTGGACTAGCTACCAAAGGCTTAACAAGAATTCCTGGAACAGGAGTTTTTAAATATCCTTATAAAGAACTAGATGGCCAGTATAGAACAGGATTAAATCCTAATGCTTCTTACATTAAACGTATTGGAGATAAGGTAGAAAGAGATTTAGAAATAGAAAGAGTTACAGAGTTAAAAAAGAGACTAGAAGCTGCTTTAGGTGATATTGATTTAGGACCTAGATCTTCATTTTGGAATTATGGACTCTCAACTTCTTCAGATGATACTCTTCATGTACAAGCTGTAAAGCTTATGGATGGAGATAATTATTTTGATTTCTCACAACCTTTTCAAGAACTAGCATTTGCATGGTTAAGAGTTCATCCAACAATTGCTTCTAGCTATCAAGCTTGGGAGCGTGGTGAATATCCAGCAGACATTCAGTTCTATGTAGCTGATGATGAGATTGAAAATGCAGTGATGTATAAGAAGAAACAGTTGATTAACAAAGCCATTATTAAATTTGACGCAATGAGTCCTGAGAAAAAGAAAAAGGTTTCTCGTTTATTAGGACTTCCTGTTACAGATGATACAAAAGAAGAAGTGGTATATAACCTAGTTGATAATCTGTTAAAACAAACAGAGTTTAAGAATGGTAAATACCAAGGACTTAATCCTGTAGAAATCTTTGGAAGATTTGCTGACATGAAAGAAAACTTGCTCCATATTAAAGATTTAGTAAAACAAGCAATTGCTCACTCTATCTACAGATCAAGACCTAATGGAAGAATATACGAAGGTGATTTTGAAATAGCTATTGATGAAGATGATTTAGTAAAGCAACTTGCTGACGAAGATAATCAAGACCAACTATTAACATTAGAAGGTAAATTAAAAACTAAAAAACTAGCTTCTGTATGATCCCTGTAGATAGTTTATTATATAAGATTGATCAGAAACTAAATAAACTATCAACAAACGAACATCAACAGATTAACTTAGAAGACAAGATCTTGGCATTGAATGAGGCCCAAGTTAAGTTGATTAAGCAAAAGTTTGATGGATTTAGTACAGCTTCTGGTTTAGGGTTGGATGCTTTTAAAAAGCGTTATGAAGACCTACAAAGTTTAATTATTACATATAACCATCAGCCTCTTCCTATGTATTTGAAGAATGCTGAGTTGAATCAGTGGGGTGCAAATATACACGCCTTGATTCCACAATATATGTTTTATATAGATAGTTACTTATTAGCAGATAAAGGACCTTGTATAAATAGAAAGATTTGGATTAATAGAGATCTTGCTAAACATCAAGACTTACAATTTCTAATAACTAATGATCATTTCAAACCATCTTTTGAATATCAAGAAACATTTATCTTCTTGTCAACAGATGAAGTGAATATTTATACAGATGGAACCTTCGCACCTACATCCATTAATATATCATATATGAGATATCCTCAGTATATAGATAAAGTGGGATATACAAGGTTTGATGGCACTCCTTCAATAGATAGTGATTGTGAACTTGAACTATACTTAGAAGATGAACTTTTAGATTTAACAGTTCAAAACTTAGCAATGTACACAGAGAATCAATCTGCAGTTCAAAGTTCAGTGTATAGAATTCAAACAAACGAATAATTTTTTACAATTTAAATAAAAAACACAATGGCCGATTTTTCATTAACCACGCTCTTTGTGGTTCCAGTAGGAAATACTCTACCTAGCTCTGGATCTACACAAAATTTAACAGCTGGTCAGTTTGGTATCTTTGGCAGTGATTACACAGTAGCAACTAATGTAAACATTGCATCGTTCCCATACTTCTATTTAGCACAAGGTAGAGTGAATACCTATTTACAGGGATCTAAGCGTTCAGACAAAATCTCTGGTATCAATAACTCAGCTTATGGTACTAACGTTACTGAATGGTATAAAGTGAACGGATGTCCTACAGCAGCTAATCAAATCACCTCAGTAGGTGGTTGGACAGTTAAATGTGGTGATGTTGTAACTTTAACCTTACGTGGATTCTCTAGCTATGTTGATACATTGTATTTTAATGGCTTTACACGTAGTGTAACTGTTCAAGCTCCATGTTGTGATTGTGGTGGTAATCCTTGTACTGATGTTGATGTTCCTGCTTTAATTGATGCTTTCATCGTTAAGTTAACTCAACAAGCACCTGGTGACAACCCTGATAACATTAGCTTCAACACTTTCTACAGTTTCGAAAGAATTGGAAATGATCAGAGTGCTACATTACAAATCACTGGTAAACCATTAACTAAATATGGCCAACCTTGTGACGTTGCTGCAGATCCTTTCGAGTATGACAGATTTTACTTCCGTACATTTGTTTACTCTGGTCCTGCTACAACTGCAGACTTCATTGTTGCTGACAGATGTAACTTTGTTGCTGAGCCTGTTATTTTACAACGTTCTTCTTATGCAACTGGTACTTCTGCAGAGATTCAACAATTAGAAAAGAATTTCTATAGCTACCAAGCTGGATATTTGAAGCATCTTTACAGAATGGTTGGTTATAACGAAAACTTTGAGAGCTGGGTATCTACTGGTACAACCTATGATACTTATTATATCAAGTTTAATGCGTTTGACAAATCTGCTTATCAGTGGGGTGACTATATCATGGAAGATAGCTCTGTAATCATTGCTATACCTCAAGGAGCCACTGCTACTATTGAAGCTGCTTTAGTTGCTGCTTTAGGAACTGTAGCTAGCGATAATACTTGTGTAACCACAACTACCACTAGCTCAACTTCTAGCACAAGTACAACTACATCAACTACCACTTTAATTCCTTAACAGAATAAGGTAGTTATCATATAACCTATGCCAGAGGGTGAGAGGATCTTTCTCAAATCCTCTGGCATTTTTATTTTTAATAAGCTATGACTCTAGATTTTTTAGTAATCAATACTTACACTGTAAATACAATAGGTATAGCAGATACATCAACTTATGATACAACTCCTCCTGTTGTTACAAGTCCTAGTATGAGTTTTCTTATTCCAGGATTTTCAAGTCCTGTATCATTACCATTTAGTCCATTAAGCTTTAATGTTTTTAATTCTCTTATATTAGGACTTAGTACATCAGGTCAACCTTTACTTCCTCTTCCAGATGGAGTTTGGACTGCTACATATTCTGTAGATCCTGCTATAACAAATTTTGTTACTAAGACATTTATGCGTATTGATCGTATACAAGAGAAGTATGATAGTGCGTTTATGAAACTAGATATGATGGAATGTGATTCTGCAATAAGAACACAATCTAAAGTGACACTAAGTAGCATTTATTTTATGATACAAGGAGCAGTTGCTGCTGCTAATAACTGTGCTATAGATACAGCAAATAAGTTATACATGCAAGCAGATAATATGCTAACCAATTTTATAAATAATAATTGTGGCTGTAGTGGAAATAACTATACAATAAACTTTTATTAATATGGCAAACTGTAGATCTTGCGGACTTCAAGTTGGATGTGGATGTCAATTGATTAATGGTTTGTGTTCAGCCTGTCACTATAAGCTGAAACAAACAACTCAAAGAATAAAAAATGTTATACACAAGATTAACAAACTGTATTGATTGTACTACAATAGAATCATTATTAAAAGATATTGATTGTAAGCTTACAGACTTAGCTAATTATCAATATAACAATATTGTATTCTCTTTGAATAAGTATATATCAGGAGAACTGGTTAATGATCTATTGAATTATAAACAGATATTAGCTTACAAGCTCTGTAATCCTTATTACTGTGAACATTTTACAGTACAAATGATTGCTAGTAGAGTGATAGTGTTAATCCATAAATAAGTTAAAATGCCTTGTGATAGTTGTAAAGATATACCAAGACCTGCTCCTGTTTGTGAAAACAAGGTATTGATAATACAAATATGCAATAGTAACTATGCAAAAGATGATAATTTTGATATATATTTAAATAATGTATATATTGGACACGTAGATTTAACTATGGATTATGTATTGAATGGAGGAATGTTTATAGGAGATAGTTCATTTCCTTTGACAATTGTACAACCAGATTTTTGTTGTCCAATAGATCCTCAAATTATGCCAACGTTTACTTTTTGTAAAGAGATATTACAGTTTGGAATTAATACATTAAAATTTGTACGTACACAGGATAATCATAATGGTAATTATGGATTGGTTTCAATTAGAAACTATACTAGAGATGGTATAACATTAGTTGATCCATGTTTTATTTCTGGTTTTTCATATGGTGGTGAAGGTGAATATACATTTGATTATTCACAATGCTGTTACCCAAGTAATCCTTGTCCTAATGATTAATTAAACCTTTTAAACTATAAAAATAATATGAGTTGTTCAAATTGTTTTAATGGCTGTACTGAAATCATTTCAGATCAGTGCGTTAAATATACAGGACCTCCTAGTACAGCATTGGGAATTAATACAGGAGATACACTTGCTACTGTAGAACAGGCCCTTGCAAATTATTTACAATCTGTAATGGTTGGAACTGGTATTATTATTCCCCTTCCTACAGCTGATTTATGTACACTAATTAGTTCATATCTTTCTTCTACCACTTCTGTTAATGCTGTAGAATTATTTACAGCTTTAATTGAAGCAACCTGTAATTTACAAGGACAAGTTGATACAATTAATAGTACATTAACTGCTCTTAATAGTCCTTATTCAGCAAGCTGTCTTCCTAGTGTAGATGGTTCATCTAATACACATGCTGTAGTTCAAGCTGCAATTACACAATTATGTACAACAGTTTCAGATTTAGCTGCTTTAACAAACGATGTCACATCTAACTATGTAAGAGTAGCCGATCTTAATTCATTAATTCAAGCATATTTAGATAGTACAAGCTCAAATAATCAGCAGTATTTAAAGATGGTTCCTTATACAGCTGTTGAATATTATGGCCCTCTGACTAATTTTGATGGTACAGGTGCAGGTATTAATTCATTAGGATGGGATAAAGTCTATCTATGTAATGGTAATAATGGTACACCAGATAAAAGAGGAAGAGTGGGTGTTGGTGCAATTGTAACTCCTGGAGTTGTAGGTGTACCTTTAAGCCCTGCTATAGATCCTGCATTTGCTGGTAATCCAAACTATGCTATAGGTGATACAGATGGTGTAAATTCTGTTACACTTCTTGCATCACAAATGCCAAGTCATACACATAGTGCTACAGCGTCTGCTATTTCAATAGTGAGTGATCCTGGTCACTATCATTATGGTGGTAAAACAGGAGATACTGGAGGAGGTGGTACAATTGGACTATCAAGTAATACTCCTCAAGATTATGCAACTTCTGTTGCTACAACAGGTATTGGTGTATCTACATCAGTAGGTGTAACAAATGCTCCAGCTGGTAGTAATGGTGCACATAATAATATTCAACCTGTATTAGCTACTTATTATATTATATACCTTCCTTAAAATATTCTA